CACCGTTTACACCCTATTATCTTTCTTCTATTCCCGAAAAGAAACAGAGTTTTAACTGCATCGCGTCAGTATCTGCTTTCTCTCAAGGTGAAGCTATCCTTGTGGGCGCGCTCACATTGATTTAGAAGTATAGATCTTAGATCGGAGAGTCGTAACTCGTTTTTGTGTCACAAGGCTTGATGCCTACTTTTATTGATACAGTTGGTAAGTTTGATGGTTTCCCAACCATGGGGATTCCCACTTTCGGCAACGATATAGTGTGGTCAGTTGCTAAGAACACTTTCAGTTCAGAAATAATTGAAGGGTTAAAGAATTATCACCGATGTACTCCTTCGCTGTCAACTCTTTATGAGTCAGTTTGCGAATATAATAAAAAGCCGGCACCAAATGGTAAAGATAAATCAACCGCAGCTGCTTTTGAGATGGCAAGAAAAGCTTTCAAATTAAGGAGTAAATGTAAACTTTTGCACTTAGATGATATGACACCGGACATTCTTCCAAGTAGCACTAGTCCTTGTCTTCCTTATACGAGGATGGGATTAAAAACGAAATCACAAGCGTGGCCATATGCTATGCACGACGCTAAGAGATACTTTAAATGTATTTCAGAGGAAATATCTTGTAAACTACCCCCAACAATGGTATTCGCTAAGGGTAAAGTTTGCTTTAGATGGGAGAACAAAACACGCGCGGTATGGGGCAAATCAATGTCTCTTTTACTCATGGAAGCGGTGTTTGCTAAAGGACTGTGGAACGGTTATATAGATCAAGAAACTCCTGCAGGCTACAGATTCCACAATTTTCGCGGTTCTTTCCGAAAACTCCACTCTGAATTGTTCGATCGCATGGGTTTTAAGACGTACCTGGGATTGGACTTCTCTAAGTATGATACTTCTCTACCGCCTTGGCTCATAAACATGGCTTTTTCCATTTTAGAGGAGAATATCGATTTCGAAAGTTTCACATCGGGTGAGAAATCCAACGTACAAAAAGTTAAACGTGTATGGACGAGAATAAAAAGAACGATGATCGACACGTTCTTTCTGATGCCTGATGGCTGGATGTTTCAGAAACACACGGGTGTAGACTCTGGAAGCTTTGTTTTTCAATTAATTGAAAATATCTGCACTTATATTATTGTTACTTCGTCCCTTCTGAATCAAGACATCAGCCAAGATAAAATCTTCGTGATGGGTGATGACTCCGTCGTATCCTGGAGACTTCAACACAAGCTTGACTTTGATAAACTCTGTGCGTATATCCTCGAAACTTATGGGGTAAAGGTCAATACTGATAAATCTTTCTTGACAGATGATTTATCAAAGGTAAAATTTCTTGGTCGTTCTGTAGGACAAGGATTACCTCGTCGAGATACTTGTAGTGTTGTCTTATCATTACTATATTCTGGTAACAGGGTAGACACTGTCGTCGATGTCGCTCAACGCTGTGTAGCTTTATATTATGAGAATGCTATGACCAACAACGCAGCCGAAAGATTTATCCTCTCAGTATGGGAAAAAATACCTGCTGAAGTGCGTCAGATGCTAGAAAACAAAGACATAGCATGGCCTTGGAAATGGGTAAAGAAGTTTAGACGCCTTGGAATCGAGTTGCCAAGATGTAGACTCCCCACTTTGGATGCTTTATTTGTATTGTTTTCGTATAGCTTTGAAATAAAATTCAAGTAGTTTTTAACTACTCG